TGTGCTTCAGTAGTATTGAACCTAATTTTAGATATTCAGTTCTTCCCACCTATAAACACAATAGAATTAAAGAAAAACCAGAGCTCTTCATGGAAGTTAGAAAATATATTGAAGAGAATTATTACTGTAGGATGATGCCTAAATTAGAAGCTGATGATGTTATGGGTATTTTAAGTACTCTTAATCCAGAACAAATGGTGATAGCTACAATAGATAAAGACTTATTACAAATACAGGGGCACCATTATAATTGGAGAAAAGATGAATATGTTTATATTACTCAAGAACAAGCAGATAAATTCTTCTTTAAACAAATCTTAAAAGGAGACCCAACAGATGGATATAGTGGTGTTCCATATATAGGAGAAAAAAGAGCTGAAGATATTTTAATCAAAGCTTTAGCTGATGAAGAAGATATTTGGGAAGCTATTCTAGAAGCTTATGAAGCTAAAAATTTAACTGAAGAAGATGCTCTACAGCAAGCCAGAGTAGCAAAGATTCTAAGGGCAGAAGATTATGATTTTGAGAGGGAGGAAGTTATTTTATGGATGTATTCAATGTAATCCTAAGTGGAGTTCTTATAATTTCTATTATTTGGTGGTTACTAATGGACTGGTTTGACCCTAAAATTTAAAGAGACTGAGGAGTGAATTTATTAAATGAAAAAATTACCAAGTGTTTATCAGAACTTTATTTTAAAAAAAAAGAGTGTATACTTAAAATTCATACCTGCCGACTATAGAAGAACTCCTCCTTTTAGAGTACAAAAGCTAAGCTCCCACTAAACTATAGGAGAAAGCTTTGAGGTATATTAGCATTATTACTAGATTTACTGTGAAAATTAGAGAACTATAGTTACTTTTATATGTAGTCAGAGGATAATAATGCTAGTATTAACCTTTTTATTTGAATTTAAAGGAAACTATATATAAGGAGGAATTAAAATGTCTAAAAAACAAAAATGTGAAGTTTATTCTCGGGTTGTTGGTTATCTAACACCAGTTTCCAAATGGAATAAAGGGAAACAAGAGGAGTTTAAAGATAGAAAAAATTATACTATTAATGAACAAATTAAAAAGGAGACTAAAGTATATGATGGATGTTATACCTAATTTTAGTATAGATATGATTGACGAGTTAGATGGTTTATATCCAGAAAAATGTGCTAATAAGAAACAAACTGAAAGAGAAATCTGGATGTATACAGGGAAAAGAGAATTAGTGAGAAACCTAAAGATTCTTAAGGATTCTTTAGAAGATGAAAAATATACGAAGGAGGTAACTTAATATGTGTATGGGTTCATCAGCAAAAGAAAAAGCAGAACCAGAAAAAATAGGATGGGATTGGTGGAATAGACCAGGAATAAACAAAGGTACTAGTGGTAGCTATCAACTCAATAGATTAGCAATTGGAAACCCTTTGGAAACTGCTAGAGGTACTTCTCAATTAAAAAATATAAGTAGTAATAGTCCTGGAGAGACCACGGGTATAGATAGGCCTACGGAATGGGGACTAATACCCAACCCAGGCATAAAACCAATTCCAAAAAGACCAGAACCACCACCAAAACCTCCAGGAAGTCCTTCAGGAAGACCTAAAATGAAGCTTCCAGGAATAATAAGAGGGGAGAGATAAATAATAAATGGATACAGAATTAAAACAAAGTTTACAATCACGTTATGATAGTTTAGATGCAGAGAGAAGTGCAGTCTTATCGAGAGCTAGAGAATGTTCAAAATTAACTATTCCTGCATTAATACCCCCAGAAGGTTCAGATGATAATTCTACTTATGATACTCCTTATCAAGGTTTAGGAGCTATTGGAGTTAACAACTTATCTTCTAAATTATTACTAACTCTACTACCTCCTAATCAACCTTTCTTTAAGTTAGCAGTAGATGATTTTACACTAGCTGAATTTACAGACCAGAAGAGAGCTGAAGCTGAGAAAGCTTTAAATAAAATTGAAAGGACTATCTTTAATGAAGTAGAAACTAAGGCTATTAGAGTACCTACATTTACAGCCTTGAAACACTTAGTAGTAGGAGGAAATGTAGCAACCTACCAACCAGAAGAAGGTGGAATGAAAGTCTTCAGGATAGACCAGTATGTAGTTAATAGGGACTCTATGGGTAATTTATTAGAGATTATCGTTAAAGAGAATATATCACCTTTAGTTTTACCAGAAGATATTAGAGATAAAGTTTTAGCTAAAGTAGTAGATTCAGATGATGGGGATTCTAATAAGAAGGAAGAAGAACTAACTTTATATTCCAGAGTAAAACTTTCAGAAGATGGGAAGCAATGGGAACATATTCAAGAAGTAAATGGTGAAGTTATTGAAGGTTCTGAAGGAACTTATAAACTAGGAGAAAACCCTTATTCAGCTTTAAGATGGTCTCATGTAGTAGGTTCTAATTATGGAAGAGGTTTCGTAGAGGAATACTTAGGAGACCTCAAGACTCTGGAGGCTTTATCTAAAGCTATAACTGAAGATGCAGTGATTGCTTCAAGAACAGTCTTTATGGTTAATCCAGCAGGAGTAACTAGAGCTAAAAAGTTTAAGGATGCTAAGAATGGTGATGTTATTGACGGTAACCCTGAGGATATAGGGACAGCTAAAGTAGATAGACAAATGGATTTACAATTAATCTTAGAGAGAATTAGTGCACTAGAACAAAGGTTATCTAGGGCTTTCTTAATGTTACAATCAATACAAAGAAACGCAGAAAGGGTAACAGCTGAAGAGATAAAACGATTAGCTAGAGAATTAGAGAACTCTTTAGGAGGAGTATATTCTATCCTTACTCAAGAATTTCAATTACCTCTAGTTAAAAAGTTGATGGTCCAAATGACTAAACAAAAGAAAATTCCCAAGTTACCAGAAGAAGTTACTACTCCTAAAATAGTAACTGGTTTAGATGGTTTAGGCAGAGGAAATGATTTACAAAAGCTTATGAGTTATGCAGATGTAGGTCAGATTTTCCCAGAGCAATTTAGTAAAGTAACTAATTTTCATGATTTCTTTACTAGGGTAGCAACAGCTTTAGGATTTGATACCCAAGGCTTAATTAAAGATGCTGAGACTATGGAAAACGAGAAAACGGAAGGCCAGACTCAAGGTATGCTACAACAAGCTATGCCTGAATTAACTAAAGCGATGATGAACCAAGAAGGAGCTCAAGGAAGCCAAGGCCAAGGAGGCACAGGAGTCCAAGGAGGTCCACAGCAATAAGATTAGCAAACTAATAAGGAGGAATAAATAATGGCTAAAGATAAACCAAAAAAGCCTAAAGAACCTACTATAGGCAGAAAATATAAAGGTAGAGGAGTTTATAAAGGAAACGGACTATATGTCAAGAAGTAATAATAACAGCAAAAGGAGAAAAGGAGGAGGGATAAACTTATGGCAGAAAGCTATGAAGTAGAACCAGAAAAGGAACAACAGGACCCAGACCACGAAGAGGAAATGGTCGCTAAAGTAGATAAAATTAATAAAGAAGCTAACCCTGATACAGAAGAGAGTGCTAGCGAGGATAGTAATGAAGAGCTCTTAGCTGGTAAATATAAAACTGAGGATGATTTACAACAAGGAATCCTTGAGCTCCTAAAGAAAGACCAAGGTGATGATTTAGAATCTTTATATAAGAATTTAGAATCTCAAGTTTTAACAGATGGGGAATCAGAAAAAGAAGCTAGTAAGACTAGTGAAGAAGAATCAGAAAAAGAAACTAGTAAGACTAGTGAAGAAGAATCAGAAAAAGAAGCTAGTAAGACTAGTGAAGAAGAATCAGAAGAGAAAACTCAAGATTCTCCTATAGATTTTAATAAATATGAACAGGAATTCTTTGAAAAAGGTAATTTAGAAGAAGAATCCTATGAAGAATTAAAAGACCAAGGGTTCCCTAAGCATGTCGTAGATAATTATTTAAAGGGTATTAAAGCCGAAGCTAATGACCAAGCTCAAGAGATATTTAAAACTGTAGACGGAGAAGAAAACTATAATAATATGGTTGCTTGGGCTGAAGAAAATCTTCCAGAAGAAGATAAACAAGCTTTTAATCAAGCTGTAACTTCAGGAAATCAAGCTCAAACTAAATTTGCAGTGGAAGGTCTATTTAGCAGATATAATAAAGATGCTGAAGGAGACAAACCTTCAAGAGTTATTGATAAGGGAAAAGTTCCTAAAAATAACTCGGGGTCCTTTCAGAGTCGAAGTGAAGTAACAGAAGCAATGTCTTCTGAAAAGTACCAAAATGACCCCGCTTTCAGAAAAGAGATAGAAAGAAAACTTAAAAATTCAAACGTATTTTAATTAATTAGCCTCCTCTCTCCCAGACCGACAATACACTAGTTGGTCTGGGATTAATAAATTTTTATTTTTGAACTAAACAACTTAAAGCCTGATTGAACTCC